CATGCCGCCGCCGTCATAGCGTCCGGGTTTGAATGTGGCCGTGCCGCTGGTCGCGAGGCCGTCGTTGTTGTGTGTCGCCCAGCCTGTGGTGGTTCCGAGATCGAGCGCGATGATTGCGCCGTTGTGTCCTGCTGCCTGTGGCATACAGATCTCCTGTCCGGGATGCGGTCGGGGCGACGTCGCTGGCTGGTGAGGCGGCGATCTCGCCCGAACCCGAAGAGGGTCTGGTCAGGTCAGGGATGAAACGTCACGATGACGTTTGATGAAAGTTTGACGGGTTGAGGTGGTAGTAAGTGCTTATTCTTATTATATATTTTATACTTATATCATTATATCAATAACAACTAACAGTTCCCCCTCTCCAGAATTCTCCCCCCTTTTTTGGAGAGTCTTACCTTCCATGGCGTGACGTTTTGACGTTTCTGGAACAGCGCGTAAAATCATGGGCTTAACTCCGGTTTTGCATCAAATGACGGATTTGTGGACGTTTGATGTTGTGGGTTCGCAGCTCCTGTAGACCACGCCTCTGCGCCCGCGACCCTGCGCCAGCTCCGAGTGTATCTGCTCGCTCTCGATGAGCGAGGTCACGATCTCGCGGCGCAGCTTGGGGTCGATGAACTGGCACTTGCGCGTCAGATCGTTGTGTCGCATGCCGGCGCGCCCTGCGGCGCGAATGAGTTCGAGCACGCGCTTGTGCATACGTTCGATCTCGTTGTCGGCAAGATGGCGGTCCGCGTGGACGAAGAACATCGCCGCGCAATGCTCGACAAGCTCGCGCGCCCACACCGCGTCGACCCCGCGAATGATCGGAGACGCCGGGTTGGCGCTGACCGCCTTGATCAGCGCCGCCTTCGCCGCGTTCTCCCACACCCGCGCCAGAACTGCGCCCTTGTCGGTCCCGATGGCGGCGCGTTGCTGACGGGTCATCTCTTCGTCGAGATCGTCGAAGACGGCGCGAGCGTCGTCGTCCATGGCTGCCAGCAGTGGATTCGGGCGCACGGTGGACAGGCCCAGAGAGGCCAGATTTCCGATGGGGCGTCCCGTGCCGACGTTAGCAATCGTATGTACCGCGTCGATCAGCTCTGACGGAAAGTCGGAGATAGCGCTCGCGCGCCGATTGCGGTCTGGAATGTGCTCATCGGCGCGAAACACCAGAAACCGCGCGATGCTCCCGTCCTCCAGCGCGCCGCTGTTGAGCGCCTGCCAGAACGGACCCGGCGCGGTGACGCCGTGCACGCAGGCGCAGGGCTCGACGATGTCGACGCGCGGCCGCAGGGTCTGATCCGAATACTCCGCTCCAAAGAACGTGGTGCCGGAGCTCGTCGCCAGTTCGGTAAACAGATCCCAGATTTCGGCCAGGTGCTTGGGCGCGCGCCGCCGGTCGACGACATGCGACATGAACCTGCCGAACTCGTCGATCTGGAACAGCGACGCCGGCTCGCGCGCGAGCGCCGTGATCAGGCCCGCGCCCGACGCCAGCCGCTCGCCGCCCAGATGAGCGGATAGGCCTGTCTGGACAAACAGCTCCTTGATCACCTTGCGCGCATGATCCTTGCCGCCGCCGCTCTCCGCTATGCCCAGCACATAGAGGTTGGAGCGCAGGCCGCTCTCGGTTTTCACCTTTCGGCCCATGACCGCGCCCAGCGCCACCAGCGCCGCGCCAACGGCGAGCCAGGGCTGCGGACGGATCGCGGTGCGAAGGATATGATCGACAAGCAGCGCCAGCGCCCCGTCGAGACGATCCAGCCCCGGCGGCGGCGGGATTACCTGCTTTATGCGGGGCGTCGCCGGGTCGTGCTGCAACTTCGCCAGAAAGCCCGCCGCCGGATGCGTCTCCTCGATCGGGGCGTCGCCATCGAGCACAAGCGCAGCGTCGGGTTTCCAGCCGCTCTGCATGGCGAGGTGGTAGATCGTGCCCGCGCCGATACTGTTGGGCTTGAAGCCGGCCCATGTCCTTGCGGTGAACGCCGCGTCGTTCTTTGCGGCCTGCGCTGACCAGCTGGCGAACACTTCCGCGCCCGCCTCGCCCAGCGCGCCTTTGATCGCGAGGCCGATACGCACCCAGCTGTCGTAATCCAGCTCGGCGTTCGGGATGAACGCCAGCGCGGCGCGGATGGCCGGCAACGTGCCGGCCTGCGTATGCGACGGGCGCACGGCTCCGGAGCTTGACGCGAGCCGAACCGGTTTAATGGACTCCGGGAGCAGCGCTGACGCCTCCTCAAGAAACGCCCGCGCTGCGGTCTCGTCGATCGCCGGCAGTTTCTCGATGTCGAGATCGGCTAACGTCTCCTCCGGCCACTCATAGGGCCGTCCGGTTTCCGGATGCTGCGCGTAAGCGACAAACTGCTGACCAAGGCACAATATCTCCAGCGGGTGGCGCTTCACGCCCTTGAACGGCATCGTGGTCCGATAAATCAGCATGCGCTTTGGCGCCTTGCCGATGCGCACAGCCGGCGTGTCGCCCAGACGCACGCGCGCCAGTTCCTCGATACGAAGCGCCAAATCCGGGTCGTCCTTGATGTCGATATCGACGGCGGCGACATTGCCGCCGACGACTCCCACGCCGGCGTCAGGCCATTTCTCCCAAAGCCCCATCTCGACATCGGTCGTCGCCCGTTCAGCGTGACGCGTCCAGTCGGGATAATCGCGCCATTCGCCGCGAACAAAACGGCCGGGCTTCTTTGCGCCCGGCTGCAAGGGAAGGATCGCGTAACCGTTGGCGACGAGTTTGCCGCCGTAGAGGGACATAAAGCTGCGCTCTTTCATCAGAAAAGATCCTCTACATTAATTTCTGAAGAAACCGGCAAAGCTGCGTGCCGCAGCGCCTCGCAGTAGCCGCCAACGATTTTTACCAGGAACGTTTCCCACTCCTCGACTGTCAGTTTTGCGAGATCGGTCTTTTTGATCTCCTCAAGATATGCGCCACCTGCGCAGCCGCCCTGCCAGACAGCCGCTGTCTCGTGTTCTGTTGGATTGATCACGCCTCGCCTCCCGTGAAAGATATCCTGACAGGCGCGGCTACAGAGCCATTGGAGGCTCTCGCTCCTGCGCGGGTTTGAAAAGGAATAATAGTTGTTGAACCAGCCGAACGCGCCGGCTGCGCGGTGACAGACGGGACAGAGCCCGCCACGGATGATTGGCATGGGCCAAACCTGTAATTGACGATGGAGGGATAACGACCACCAACCCGCACATAGATCTGCGAGGGCTTTTCGAGCCGTGAGACGTAACGCAGCGCGTCGTCGATGGTGGAGGGAACCGGCAGGTTTCGACCGCGCCGACGCCACCACGCTGCGGCCTTGAAGCGCGCCGGTCCGTCGTGCTCGAGACAGATCCACTCGTCGTAGCCGTTCAGGCCGACACGATAGTGAACCTTGAGCGAGGACCGTCCGCCTACCTTGTCGTGGCGCGTGTAGGTGACGTCACTGACATTCACCCAGCCTTCAATGCTCGCTCGGCTCGAGATCACCTCAAGCATCGAGGCCGTCGCGTCAATTTTCACTTCGGGGCGCGGAAACTCGAAGCCGCACTCAGGACATTTGGGCAGAGCGGTCGCGATGATCGCGTTACACTCGGGACAGACCTTTGCCGGTGCATCGCCTGATCCCGCTTCGCCCGGCTTTTTGGGGCGGACAAGATCGATCGGACCGTGGCGCATGACATTGCCACCAAAATCCAGAACCAGACAGTTTTCCTTACCCGGCGCGAGACGCGTGCCGCGACCGGCCATCTGCACATAAAGACCGGGCGACTTTGTCGGCCGCAGCATGGCGATCAGATCGACGCCGGGTGCATTGAAGCCGGTGGTCAGAACGCCCATCGACGCCAGCGCGCGGATTTCTCCTTTTTTGAACGCGGCGATGATTGCGTCGCGATCCACCTTCGGCGTCGAACCGAAGATAGTAGCGCAGCTGTAGCCGCGTCGCCGCACCTCCTCTGCAACATGAGTCGCATGATCGACGCCAGAACAGAAAAACAGCCACGAATTGCGGTCGGCGCCATAGCTGATGACCTCGGCTACGGCGGCGCGCGTGATCGCCTCCTTGTCGACGGCGGCCTGCAGTTCGCTGGCGATATACTCTCCGCCGCGCGTGCCAACGCCGGTCACATCGAGATTCGTCTTCGGTCGCTTGCTGACGAGCGGGCAAAGATAGCCCTGATCGATCAGGTCGCGAACCGAAACCTCGAAGGCGATGTCGGTGAACAGCGCGTTTTCGCCCTCATGCAACATACCGCTATCGAG